TGCTTAATAGCCCATAAGACAAAGCCCAAGCCGCCAGTAAAGATAGTGCCAAGCAGCATCTTCATGGTTGAGTGTACTTTATCCCACCGATCCGCGCATACTTTTTCATGCGATTCAATGCGCGTTAGGGCTTCATTAGCCGTTGTTTGTGATGCTTGAACCGCCGTCACAGCGTCTTTTGACGCTTGTGAAGCATCGCGTATCATCTCAAGTAGAAGTGTCTGCGCTTCCATAGTTAGCCCCAGTATAGTTTCCATTGTCTTAGCTCCAAATTTCCCCCAATCGCAATTTGTTCACCACTGACAACAGACTAAAATAAATGATACAGCCACCCCAAGGCTGCGCCTACAAAAACACCAAACAGATCTTTTTTATTGCCCTTCGACCATTTTCGCACATTCCATGCAACCCACTCAGCGGCGGCGTATTCGCGCCAGTTTTCACGGGTTAGGCGGTTCTGTTGCTGGCCGTTCTCTCTTTTTAGCAAATAGCCCAGCCCAATTCCACCTATAGGCCAAATCATTACACAAAGAAAAGAGATCACAGCTTTTACGTAAGGGGTTAAATCGTTCATATATGACACCTAATGTTATTCGTTGACGCTTTGGTCATTATAAATCCTCCGGTAATCCATGCAGCAACACCTGCACGCGCATCAATAAGTCTGATTTCACATCATCGTGTATGGATAGGTCAGCGATATCAGCGGTTGTTTGCGCCAGTGCTTCTTCAAGCCGAGCAAGGCCGGATAACGCACGGGCCTCCCGCTTGCGAATGTCGGTTTCAGCCGCCACATCCAGATGATCGCGCAGCGGTTGGCTGGCGGGGTTAAAGGCGGCTAATAGTGCAGGGTTAGCATCAATCAGCGCCTGCGCTTCTGATATAATCTGATATAAGGCTTTCATATGCTTCTCCTATGGTACTTGTTTCAGCACATTGCCAGCGGCAGGATCGCGCCACACATCGCCTGAAGATAAACCGCTGCTGGATGTTGGAAGGTCTGGGAAGTTCAAGTTGCCGCGGATAAGCGCACCGTCTCTATCCACCTGAAATGTTAGAGAGGATGATCCATCGCCCCGAAATACTTGAAACACCACGTCACCCGCGTTGTTTGTGCCCCGACCTATGCGAAAGTTGCAGGTGCCTCCGTTGTCGCTCAAAAAATCCAAATCCACGAAGCGCGTCACTGCTGTGCTTTGGTTGAATAACGCGGTTATGTTTCGCGTTGATCTGTAGGTTCCATCAACTGCCGTGACATTTCCATTTACATCCAGATCGTCGCCAATGGTTACTGTGCTACCTGTTAGTGATTGCAATGTATCAGCACTAACAGTACCGCTAAAATCGGCTGTCCCGGTTGTTGTGATTGTTGTAAACGCGCCTGTGCTCGGGGTTGTCGCGCCAACGGCAACTCCGTCTACCGCCCCACCGTTGATGTCTACGCTGTCGGCGTCTTGTGTTGCAATCGTGCCGAGGCCAAGGTTATTACGCGCCGCGCTTGCAGTGCTGGCCCCCGTCCCGCCGTCTGCAATAGCCAAGTCAGTAATGCCCGTTATGTCGCCGCCTGTTATAGCCACATTCGCTGCGTCTAAGCGATTGTTGACCAGCGTCCTTGTGGCGTTGATGTCTATAGCGACTGTGCCGCTAGCCACCGGTGATATAGTGTCTGTAATTATGCTCGGGGCAGTGACGCTGTTAAACGTCACATCATCGGTAGTTGATAGGTTTTGATCAGAACCACCGAACACCGGGCTACCCCAATTTGTCGGGTCTGCGCCGCCAGTAGGGTCGTTGTTTATGTTGCCAGTAGTGTTGCTGCTATAAATCAAACCATCAGATGCTTTTACAATGTCATCAATATTGTAAGTTACGTTTGGATTCCATGTGCGCGTAAATTCTACCTGTTCCCAAAATTGAGGACTTGTACTAGGATCATTGCCGATGTTGTTATTTTGCAGGCTGCGATATAATTGCCCGTTTGATGCTTCGACAAGCGCATTTTCTTGATATTCAATCACACTGTTCCACACGTCAAAAGCGGAACCGTCACCAAACTGACCTGCGCCATCAACATCAAACTGCTGGCCCTCGGATGCGCTAAAGAGAACGATACGGGCGGTCCCAGAGTAAAAACAGTTAGGCACACTTCCATCAGCCAAAAGCGGCAATGGGTTAGGGTTTGCAATGGTTTGATTAGCGTCTTTGAACGTATCCTTGCGCTGCGTTGTCCCTGTCTCATAAATATCGAGATAGCCATCAACGATAGGACTGCCATCAGGCAGCGTATATTTTGGGCGTGGATTTACATATCTATTGCTCATTTTTAATTGCCAACCCTTTTTGTTATTTCGTCTAAGATTTCATCTGATAAAGGCTGCGTGATAATCGTTGCAATATCTCTGTCTACAATTTGTTCGTTACGCAAGTTACGTTGCTGGCGCAACCTGTCATACGTTGCCGAAGCTATGCTTAAAAGAGCGTTTCTATCAGCTTGAATTTTACCAAAGTCGCGCCGTCCCGCCATGCGAGACGCGGTAAGCGATCCCGTTGTTGGCGAAACTCTTTGAACGCGGCCTGATAGCTCTTCCATTTCAATCAATTCTTCGATAAAACTATCAGCCATTTCGGGGTTATCAAATGAAGCGCGTAGCTTGTCGCGCAAGCTATTTGACCTGACCAATCTCCTGACACGATTTGTATCTGCCACGCCATCCTGAAGTATATCCACAATTCCTTGCAAAATGCCTGCGCGGTAAAATTCTTTTTCGCTCGAATTCATGGCGTCTACGGTGCGGGAAACATCTTCAATTCTGACTTTGCTTGATTTTAACATTTTGCGACCGTCAATTAAAGCCGAACGCAATGACGCGGGACCCGCATAAGCATCTCTGGCTGCTTTATAAAGGGGCGCTATGCTGTCCGCCTCATTAATAAAAGACCGCCTTAAACCACTTGCGGCAACGCCTTGAGCGCTTAACCGTTGTGTTGTGCTATCTTTGTTTTTTTCAACAACATCGTCTAACCCGCGCTTTATATAATCTAAAACGCCGCCATTTATCTGATCACCTAAAGTCCATTTGCCGTCTTCCGTTTTAATCATCCCCATTGTTTCAGGCGACATTCTTTCATCAGACATGATGCGCCGAGCGCGTTTAAATGCGGCCACACCTGACGGCGTATCCAGCAAAGAGCGAAGTTCTTCGGTTACAGGGTATTGAGTAAGCCGCAATTGATCGTAAAGCGGCGCGGCATCATTACGTATTTGCTCTTCAAGATTATCTATATCCTGCAAATAATCTGTGCGCCGCCTAGATAAAGTACGTTTGGCGACATCGCGTACTTGATCGGTTTGCAAATCCAAAACCTGCTGGCGATATTGCTGAATAATCGGCCTCGCCTCGCCCGCGCCAAGTGCTACTTGACTTCCTAATAACTCAATATTTTCCCCGCCAAGCTGCAACAGCGTTGGCCTGCGGCCCGTGCGATTTTGAAACTCACGCGCTCGTTGTGCAATGTCCCGAATGTTAATGCCATCCAGTCGCAACGCCTCACTCAATCGAGCATTAACAGCACCGCCTTGCGGGAAAACAGTGTCAACCGCCTTGTTTAAGCCAGTTAATAAGGCTTCCGCTGGTGCCGCTGCAAACCTTCCCGCGCGCCCCACCAAACCTGTTGGCGCTAGGTTTAAATCATCAACTGACACGCTGTCTGCCGGGTCTATAATTTCTGCATCAACAAAACTTTGATCTTCAATTTGTCGCGTATTAGGCTGCTGCACATCTTGCTGCTGCCTTGATGATCTTGCTATTTGCCGCCTGCCAGACCTTACAGCAAGGGGTAAAGGCGCGCTAATTGGGTTGGCCAATGCTGCCACTTCTGCGGCCTCAACCAATTCTTCACGCGGAATACCCGTGATTTCTTCGCCAGACTGCCCAGCTGTTTGGGTTATGGCATCCAACAAACCTATGCCGCCAGCCGCAACGGCCGCGCCCGCGCGGTATGGCAAGCGCAATAGACGTTCAATATAAAATTGTCGCGGGTCATCGCGTAAAAGACTATTATCCGTTAATCCCGCATATACCCCCTCGGCTGTGCCATAAGCTTCGCCAAGCGCATCGCCAAAACGATCAATGATGTTGCTATCATCTGGCTGCCCAGCGGTCTGTGGCGTCCCCATGGCATCAATCATAACATCCTCCGGCACACGACCAAAAGCAGACGCGGGCGCTGGTTCAGGCAAAAACTGCCGACGAATAACAGCCGCAATCTGTTCGTCTGTCATGCCTTCGGGGAAAACGGCGATCTCGCCATTCGGTAATTGAATGCGCTTATCCATCACTCAATCAATCCCGTTTCTGGATTATAGCGGCGCATGTTACCTGTACTTTGTTGCGGCTCTTCCGGCTCGAACATGCCAGCAAGAATGTTTTCACGATTTCGGTTCCATTCGCGCAAAAAGCCCCGCGTATTGCGGTTTTCGCTAACATAGCGCGATCTATATTCGTTAAATGCCGCATCCATTCGGGCTATTTTTGACAAGCCTCTAAAATAGCTTGCGATCATTTGAGGATTTGCCGTTGATGTAGGGAACCCGTCTCTAGCCATCTTCACATCAGAATCAGACGCGGCTCCCGGAGGCAGATTGTTGACAATCTCAGAGGCAATAACGCGGTTGGCGTTTGTTCTTAACCTTGATACCTCGTCTTCTGTGCCAAGCGCAGATTTTATAAATTCAGAAACATTAGCGATAAAACCAGAAGCGGGGTCTTGGTTTTCATATTGATCTGCCAAGTTTTGAAATTCATTAGCTGTGCGCGATCTGCGATAAAAATTATCTTGGCTATCGTTCAAAATCTTTTCAGAAGCCGCCGACATTTTGTTAGCCATTCGTTTTTCTGCGGCTTGCCGCAAAGATAACTCATCACGGCGCAAACCTCTCTCAGCCTCGGCCCTCTTTTCTGCCGCCTCCTGAGCCGCGATACGCTGCTCAAGTTCACGCTCCCGAAGTTTAATAGCTTGCTGCTGCAAGCCGTTGCCCGCTTCAATAAATCCGGCACGCTCCGCCGCTAAAAGGCCCGCTGTTAACTCGCTATTAAGCATATTTATCGCGTTAACATCACCCATCATTGCTGCACCCGCCATTTCGCCAATCTGCATGGTGTCAGCAGGATCACCGCCGATCTGTTCAATTAACATGGCTCTTTCAAGTGCCAAATTTTGGATGCCTTCGTAATTTCCAGCATCCGCAAGTTGCTTGGCGCGTAACATATCTTGTGCTGCCGCCTGCATGCGTTCATTGGTTAACCTGCGTTCTTCGGCACGTTCTCCAGCGATGAACTCCGCCCCGCGTCCCTGCACGCCAGCGCCAAATGCCGACAAGCCCCGACCTATTTGCTCAAGTGTAGAACGTTCTCTCGCTGGCTGTGCAAATGCGCCGCCAACCATTGATAATGGATTGTTATCTGCCATTAACCTCCACCTCCGCCACCGCCTAGCAAGCCCGGCACGCTTAAAACACTACCGACGCCGCTGGCGAGTCCGCCTATTTGGCCCAAGATTCCGGGCTGCGCTTGAAGTTGTGGCAAGCCCGGCAATCCACTCACTTGGCCACCAGCAGCCGTGCCGACTTGCGCCAAACCACTACCCAATGCACCAGTATTCGAACCAATGATATTAGCCGCCCCAGAACCCTGCTGCTGTAGAAGCTGTGCAAGTAAGTTGTTTGAATTGCCCAGTACATTTGCCAACTGATTACCCGTTTGCAAGCGTGCATTGGCAAGCTGGCTTCCTGTCTGCAGTCCGGCGTCCGCAATGCCTGTGCCAAGCTGATTAGCAAGCTGTGCTAAAATATTGCCTGATTCGCCGCGAATGCCAGCGGAAATCTGGCCTTGTTGAGAAGCTAAGTTTGCTCTATCGCCACCCAATTGCGCAAGTAACCCTATATTTTGCGATCCAAGCCCCGCCTGTTGGCCAGCCGCTTGGAAGCCGCGATTAGCCACCTGACCAAGGCGTTCAAACTGATTATTTAGATCTTGCTGCGCAAAGCCCATCGCTTGGCGTTGTAATTCACTTAGCACATTGCCGCCGCGCAATCCCCCCGTGGCCGCCGCGTTGCGCGTTAAAGCCCTCTCCGCCCTTTCTCGCAAAAACGCCTGCCCCGGAGATTCGGCAAAATCTGCAAATGCTTGACGTTGTGCATTTGGGCCAAGAGCACCAGATAAAGCAGCTTGCTGCTGGCTCGCGCCTGCGCCCTCCTCCGCGAATTGGTTAAACCGCGCCTGTTCACCCGCAAAGCCTTCATTCGCATCCGTTCGCAATGTGTTGAGAATATTTTGCGCCTGTCCGAAACTTTGGCCAATATCTGCAAGCGCCCCCGCTCGCGCCCCGGTTATGTCGCCCCGGGCTTGATTAATGCCGCGATCAATGGCACCTGCCGCGCCAGAAAAAGCACCTTGAAGCGCCTGCTCCGCACCAAGCAACCCCGTGGGGAGCGCCGCCGCTGCTTCTTGTCTGCGCTGTTCTGCCGCCGCCTGTTGAGACAGTAGCGCCTCACGGGTCTGATTGCCCTGCGCACGTTCAACACGCCGATTTTCGCGTATCTCGTTTACTACTGAACGAAGCTGTGAAGTGGTTAGATTTTGCGGCTGAATATTAACACCAGATTGATTAAGCACGCTTTGAATGTCTTGCGCCTCGCCGGGATTTAGGTCGCCAAGAGATTGAATGCGGTTAATAGCTGTGTTGAAGCCCTGATTGCGATCCGCCAGCGCTTGCGCCGCTTCTTCATTGCGCCGGAAACGCGCTCGGGCACGCTGTGCCGCACGAAATTCGCTCACATCATCGGCCCGATTGGCAACGCCTCTATCAATTTCACGCTGCAAGCGCATAAGCTGGTCGCTTGTAAAGTTGCTGTCATCATCAGGCAATGCCCGTGTACCGCCCCCCTGTACCGCGAACTGGGTTGCTGGGTTAAAACCTAGTCTATTTGACGTTTCCTGCGCAAATGGCCGCGTCGATGATACATTGCCAAATAGCCGCTGATTTTGGGGCAATTCGCCAAGCGTTTCACCCGTGGGAAGCCGGAAGTTTCTAAGTGCTGAAAAAGCCATTATCTACGGCCTCCAAAGTTAAATCCATAATTCGCAATTTGTGAAAATGGATTCTGTGGCGCTGGCTGTGCTTGTGACTGGGTTGTTGGCAGAAAGTCCGTCTGCACGTCAATTTGTTGCGGCTGAAACTGGCTGTAATCAACCGCCTGACCAAGCAGTGCCGACTGTATTTGTGGCAATCCGCGAACAAGCTGTTCTTGCGCCGCCACATTGCCAGCCTGCATGGCTTGGATTTGCGGGTTAATGCCTGCGCCTATCAGCGTTAAAAGGTCTTGCCGCGCTTGACCGGCTTGCCGTTCGACAAAATCTTGACGCCGCCGATTATCTTCACGAGTCGCCTGTTGTGATTGTTTGGATGCTTTTGTTGCGCCGCCGCCAAATAACTTACCCATTATTCGATTACCTTTTTCATTTCATCAGCGGTGATGCCGTAAATAGCTACATCGTGCAGCCGGTCATCTAGCTTGAAGGCGTAGCGTCTGTTGCCCTCTAAAGAAAATCCGCTAACTTCGAGAAATCGAATAACATTCTTATACACCACTGGCACATCACACGCAACCTTGTGACACCGCCGTACATTTTGCAGGATATAAGCATAAACAGCTTTAATGCTGTCCAGCGAATACTGTTTTCGATGCTCTTTCAAGATATGCGCATGACCTTGCAAAGTGACGCCATTTATCCAGTGCAAATGGTAAATCCCAATGATCTTGCCGTCTGCGAACACCACCAGATAGAAGCCTGTCGGATCTAATTCCAATGGCCTACCATCCCAAGTATCATCGGTAATCGCTGGCAATATGTCAGGATGCATCATAATTGAACGTATTAATGCAAGATCGTCTGTGGCTGTAACTGCTATCATGTCAATACCCACCCAGTGCTGCCAGAGCCGAATTGTTTTACATACAAAACGCTACCGGGCGCAGCTGTTGTATCTATGTAAAACTTGCCTATTTCTGCTGTCACAACCCCTTCGGGAGACCCCGCACCAGTAGCAGGTGTCAGGAAATTCAGTTTGTCCGTGACTTCTCGGCTCCACACAAAAAAGTCTTGGCTCATTTGATCTTCATTAATCAGGAACTTTCTATCAGCATTAATGATCATTTAATTTCTGCCCATGCTGCAATCAGAACCCATTTTACCGGGTCGCTCATAGTCCACCTAAACACCTCTTGCCGCGCCGCACGCCCACAACGCCGCCAAATTGTGCGTTGCTCATATCTGCCTTTTTTGCCAACAAGTAATGTGCGAGGGCTGCCGAATGAAACGCCATCAGTGCTACGTGCCATGCTGATTTTAGGGTTTTGTTCAACATTATTTCCTACACCCGCCTCGCAAACCAATTCCACCCAAGGCACCAATATGCGATCTGTTTGGTTATTAAAAGGCTGTGTGGTGATCTCCCGCACAATCGGCTGATCATATTCGGTGTATATGTCTAGATTTAACTCACCTACACGACCATCAATAAAATCGCCTACGATCAACCTGTTATAAGCTTGCACGATACTATTAACACGCCACCTTGTGTTAGCTGTCGTTCCGTTTTGTACAGCAAATGATGACCTTTCGTGCCAGCGTTGCGATGTAAGATCATAAACGATTGTTTTTGTGGGCAAAGTCCAGCCGACAAACCGTGCACCGCCTTCGCTATAAAACCAGCCAAAAACATTATCCAATTGCTCTGGCGCTAATTGTTCCAGCAAGAAGTTAATCGCATCTGTTGATATTTCTTCTACGCCAGAACCAGTGAACGCATATACCGCCGGATTGTCGTTTTCAGAGCCGCCAATGAACATAAATGTTTGCGCCACATTAACCACTGAAAACGGCGACAAGCAACCAACATTGATGACGCCACCCTCTAGGCGCGCAAAAGGGAAATCAGCGCCGCCTACATTGCGGAACGGCTCTAGCGTGTATCTGCCCGCAAGGTACAGCTCATTGCGTAAAACTACAGGCGTTATAATGCCGTCCGGATCGGCCTCCGCACTGCCAAAATCAAGCGCGTTATAGGATAGTCCATCGTTTAATGCTGACACAATAAATAGGTCTTGGTCTGTGTTAAACACAAAATAGCCATCAACATAGCGCACAAATTCAGGGTTGCCGTTGGCCCTAAAATCAGGATCGGTTATTTCTTGAAAAGAAGGGGATGCACCTGAATTGTAGATATAGCCTTTCCCGCCCGGCACCAAAACACATAGCTGGCTGCCATTATCGGCCATACTAACGCGCGTATTTCCTTCAATCGTGCCCAACGCCTCCAAATCAAAGCTTTCAGCGCCCTGAGATGTTAAGTTGCGGTTTAGACGGTATAATGTTGTGCCGTTTACGAAATACGCGATGCCAGCCATTTCATGACCGCCACGATTTGCCTCTGTCGGACCGCCACTACTGGCAAGCTGAATAATACCGGGAGTACCGTACAAACTTTCTTGCGCAAAAGACGGCAATCGATTGATGTGCGGATAGAGGTTTGTGCATCTCTGACCGCTTATCAAAAGACTGCGGCTTTCGTAAAAACCGTTGCTTATAGGTAATTGGACTCGCGGCATTAGTTCACTCGGAACACAGCTTGTTCAACAACCACGTTATTCGCGTTTGTCTCATTAGAAACATATACCTCATACGTATCGCCATTAACGAATGTGTCCTGCCAGATGGTTGTTACGGATACCAACGCCCCCGCCTCAATCTCAAAAGTTTTTCGTGTATTTTCAATGGGCGAGCCGTTTTTATATATCACTATAGTATAGTTTTGCGTGCCGCCTCCGATTTTAGATATCGAAGCGGTTAAATCAATCGGAAGCCGCACGTCTACTTCACCGATATATTGCACAGAGCCAGTAGCACCGCCTATAAACTGCGCAGTTTCACCAACAACCCAAGTCGCATTAACCAATTCATCAACGCCAGCCCCGCCTATAACCGTGGCAGCAGAATTGCCAAAAAACGAGATAAGCGCATCGGGCCGCGTGTCTCTGATCTGATCATTTAGCTGAACAGACCAGCGAATAGCTAATTGTGGCTCAAACCCAGAAGACAAGGGAACCATACCACCACGAAAACTATTGCCTTCGATAATGCCCAGATTGCCGGATGTAATGTTGTTTTCTGCCGGAATAGAGCCCGCAAAAGCAACAGATCCTAAAGGTGCGCTAAAAGTCGAGCCATCAAGCTTTAATGCGTTAAACACAGCCGCAGAAAAATCAAGCGCCACAAAAGCAGGGCTGCTACTGTTAATAAAACTACTTACAAAAGAGAAATTTTCCCAAGAACTCCCAAGAATAACTAACCCCTGCCCTGCATCAACAACGCGTAACCCGGTTATTGAGCAGCCGCGCAAGTCATTAATCGCGCCAAGCGACAAGCAGTTATCTACGCGCACATCATCGATATTTAATATGCTGAAAGGGGCACCCGTTGAAGATATATCCCAAACCTCAGCAGATGGACAAGACACCCGCAGACTTTGAAAGAGGCAATTAATGTCAACACCGCTAAACATCGTTTCAGTGCCCGTGTAAGTAAGTGTCGGCGCGTTATAGCTATTAGATACCAAGCTAGCATTTTGCCCCATGACAAACCGACTGGAGGTCGTTACATCATTTGACATGATATAAGTGGTATCGTCTTCAAGGGTTATAACGCCTAAAACTGGTGCCGGAAAATCGCTTTCAGTGTTAACCCTCACCACATTAGTAGCTGGCAAATCACCTGTAGCGACAATAGTTGTGCGGTTGTTTATGCTGTCTTGCTGCAATTCAATTCCTGAACCCGCCGCCAACGCTTGGAAGATCAACTGATCGCCGTTTAGCCGAACAATCGGCGTAGCGCCACCAGCTTGAGCATAGTTGAATTCAAGCGCGATCCCATTATCTGGGCTGATTTGACCACCCAGACCGACACCCAGCTCTAAATTTCGTATAGCGTTGATAGAGCCTTGGATATCTAAAACAGGAATGCCGTCAAGCGCACCGTTTTGCTCGATGCTGCCCGTAACCCCTAGTCCATCCAAAAAGTTTGAATAGGTAATTGTGTAATTGGTGTTGCCAGATACAAAAGGCACCAAAGAACCAGCAGGAACCTCGGTGAGCATCGGAAACTTGCTTGTGCGCCGCCCTTGTGAGCGATAACCGTCATTCGTTGCCATCTATCACGGCCTCCGTATTCGTTTCCAGAGCGATCGAACCCGTTGTTTCTGCCAGAATTTTATCAATATTATTGTGGTAAAATCGTGGGCACCAATTACCATTATCGTATGTGTTGCCCGTGCCAACAGGCAGTGTCGACGGGTAGAACGATGTTGGGCGATGCACACCAAGCTGCAACATAGCCTGATAACCCTGCTGTGCCGCATTTGTTAGCCCCGGACTGATTAGCCCGTCAAATTGCGGTGCCAAGTCAATAGCCAGATTATAGACAACACCGCGAACAGCCCCTGCTGGTATAGTGATTTCATCGTTTAAGGTTGCAACCTCTGTGTAACCAAGCTCAATTCCTTCAGCGTCATACGCCAGCATCATGTTGTTTAGTGCAAATATTGCGTCTTGATACTCCGCCGCTGAAAACTCCTGTTCTGCTGCCTGAACAATAATATTGCTTAATGCTGCATCGATCAAATTCGCGGCTGTAGCCATTATTCAGCGTCCTTTTTGGGCCGACCACGCTTCTTTGCGCCCGGCAACCTCCATCCAGCGCTCTTAGCAGCGGCGTGGTTGGCTGGCGTGTCGTTAATCTCTATCTCGTGGCCCGCGTGATTTAGATATATAGATTTTGAAACCCCGGTGAATTCATCAGTCATTTTATATTCCTTGCTTAGAAAAAAGCGAGGGCCGAAGCCCCCGCCTTTTGGTTATGGATTGCCGTATCCGTGCCCCGCAAAAAACGGATTCATGCAGCCGTATGCAGGTAGCAAGTCAAACCGCACAGTCTGGCGGTTAGTTTGAGCATCAGCATCCATCGTACAACGCATGACCAAGCCGTCACGTGTCTTTACAACCGTGTCGGTAGCATACAGTTTTTTGAGGGTTACAAAGGATATTGTAAATGCATCTGGATGCCAGAAAAGATTCGGTTGCAATACGGTATTTTGTGTGCCGCCCAATGTGACTACAGCATTATCAGCAGGTGCTGAATCAACTGTATTATAAGCGCCGCCTGCCTCAAAAATAGCCGGGCCACTAATGACAATGTCGCCAGCGCCAGTGCCGCTTAAAGTTACATCTTCAGCAACTGTCGCGGTGAAAGGAACAGGGGTGCCAGACGCATCAACAGCTACGTCACGAGTAGACAAGTTCAAGCGGTTGATGCCAGCGATAGTCAACGTTTCACCTGCTTTGATCTGCAAGTTAGATGCAAACCCATCAACGGATAGCGTTTGTTGCATGCTATCTTTAGCGGCCAAGTACGTTGCGTTAGGCGCACCATTTAACGCACCGGCACGGTCTGCGCCCGATCCGGTAAGCAGCGTCTGCATGGTGGTTGCGGTTTTAACATCAAACCCCGCGAAGTTTTCACGGATATTTGCAGTAGCGTTCGCATCACCAGCCTGAGGATTAACACCTAGCCCACGCTGTTCAGTGGCCAATGCAACTTGGCTGTACGGGTTAACTGCATAGCACCAGCGTTTGTTCATCGGCACACCGCTTGACTGCATCAACGCACCAGCTTCCGCGACTTCGGAAAAGCTGGTAACGCCAGTGCCTGGGGTTCCAACACGCAATGCCGCATTATCACGAACAAACCGTGCAAAATCCGTTTCCAAATCAATCACAATGCGATTTGCGATGTCATCGTAGAAACGATTTTTGTTGTTGCCCATTGTCAATGCTTCGTCGGCTTCGTCGTAGTCCACCGGAACAGTGATATAATCCTGCACAGTAGCAGTTGCTTTGCCCGTGATAATATCACGCTGCTGACCACTAATATCACCGGTGGGAGTTCGAATGCTGGTGTAGTCCGTAGGCCTTTGCACATCAATTTGCGTGCCAGTTGATGGATTCCATTTACCCGCAAACATCTGCGTGTTTACGTTTTTGGACAAAACCCGATTAGCTTCGAAACGGTCAAGAACACGTTCCATCAGCTTTCGAGTAAAGTTGCTTTCAAAGTTATTAGCCATTTAGGTTACCTATTCAAAAACGGCACCGGCCAACCTTTCCGATTTGAAGTCAGGCGCGTTGCCGTGCACAACTTCTGCTGGTTTGGGTGCCTTGGTTGTTTTTTTTGTGCCAGCTAAATTCGGACGAATCTCACGTTCAATAAAAGAAACAGCTTGCACCGGAGACATGCGTTGAATTTCGTCCAGCTGCACGAAATTCCGGCTAAGATGACCAGCAATCAAAGGCCCTTGAGGGTCTTCAACCAGAAAATTCGCTAAATCATTGGACACAAACTGTGAAACCGCTTGCGCGTCTTTTTGCATCTGTTCCGCCGAAATACCGAATGTCTCTGCTCGCTGGCTATACTGATTAAGCTGTTCTTGTTGACGCTGTGCCGTCTCGATTTGTCGCTTTTGGGCATCGGCGATCTGCGCTTGCTCTTTTGCACGCACAATCGCGTCATGCCCGGCACGCTCACGGATAGCCTTCTCTCGATTTGCAACAGCCGCATCATATTTGGCGCGGTCGTCGTAGTACAAATCGGGGTCAGGCATTTCTGGAATTTCAGGCACAGTGTCTAGATGCAAACGCGCACGTAGTTCGTCACGCTCGCGTTCTGCCTCTTGACGCAGCCGCTCTTGCTCCAGCCTCAAACGCCTTTCTTCTATGGTTTTAGAAGCCTTGCGCTGGATCTGCTCGTTTACAACGGCCTGTTGCTCTTCTGTGAAAACCACCTTGGGCTTTTCAGATTTTGCAACGTCCTGATTTTCCTGATTGTCGCTAAATTCGGCTACGTTTTCCGCGTCCGTATGTTGATGATCAACAGCCGTTGAAGCTTCCTCGTTAGCAGTTTCCGAGGCGTCTAGATTAACCTGCTCACTCATTGTCTATATATCCTTGCTAGATGAATTAACCCCGCACTAGCTGCGGGTGCTCAAAAAATAACATTATTTCAAAAGCCATGCAAGAAACGCATAGCTATGCCTTAAGGCCAAAAAAAACCCCACCAGTTTTGACGCTGGCAGGGCTGAGAGGGTAAGTTTAGGACAGGAGGTGCCTTACAAATCAAGTATTGCATGAATTAAGCCGCTAATCAACTTAATTCACTTGACGCGCAATATTCTGCGCTTGGCCTTGATAAGCCACTGCTGTGGCGGGGGTGATAATCGCATCTGCGCCAGTCGCATTGAACAGCTTTTGCAGCGTGTCCGCTTGCGTATTCAAATTGCTAACAGCGTCATTAACCGCTTGCTGCTGCGCCTCCACCTGTTTCATCATCTGATCAAACGCCTGTTTTTCTACCGCCAAGCCCTGCGCTTCCATCTTGCGCATAAGTTCAAGCTCTTTTTCCTGCGCTGACAACGCAAGCTGCCGCGACTTCAGTTCAAGTTCAGCGGCCTTTATCTGCAACTCACCCTGCCTAACCCGCGCTTCAACTTGGTTACGCTCAAGATCAGCTTGCGCCTTTTGCATTTCAGCTTGTGCAAGCAATGTCGCTGCATCCGGCTGCTGGCCTTGTTGCGCCGCCAACATCTGAGCTTGCATGATTTCTTGCATCTCTTCTTCTGTCATCTGATTTTGTGGTATCAGTCCAGCGTTAATCAACTGTCGCCTAGCCCTATCTGCCAGCTTATCCATTTCTGGACCACTCACACTTCGCAACAAAATATCTGCGCCAAACTCAAGAATATTTGGCATAACCTGCGCAATTTCAAGCATGGTCGAGACTGTTTGAGATTGTTTGCTGTCATAGCTTGGCCCCGCCTCCGCATAAACGTCATACTTACCAGCCGACAGGTCGTTAAGGGTGATAGGTTGCCCCGTCTGCGCATCAACAACAACCTGATTGAATTGCACCATTTCTGGCAATCCTTCGGGGCCGAGTATGCGCAAAGTACGCTCAGTGTCATAAACAGCTGGGATCGCATCTACTGTCGCTTTGCCAGCCGCGCCGATGCCAATGGTCATGGATTGAAAATATTTGCTGTTGGTGTTGTTTCCACGATTTTGCAAACGCTCAATAGCCACACCAGATTGTGCGTTAACATTTTCTCCCATCGTTGCGTCAAAAACGCCAGTCGTTGCCCGCATCATATTCGCCATGTCTGTGGAGGTAACATTAAGCGATTGATTCACAGTAGCGCCGCCCAGTTTGAACGGTGCGGGCTGGCCATCTTCATGATTGTAAAATTGCACGGGGTCAGTGTTGACGTTCATTGTCGCAAGTTCGTCTTGGTGGCCCTTAGCTTGCTCCAGCGTCATCATCAGCTTTTCGCGTGGCGCAAGCGCGCCCTCTTCGACTTCACGCGACTTCGCATAGTTAAACACCCGCTGTGCATCCATCATTTTTAAAACAGCGCCGTTATAAACTACCTTATTCTCAATCACCTGATAATTCGCAAAAAACGGGATAATCGGCACGCGCTCCCAAACCGTTTCTTCAGCGGCGTCAATCCAGCCAGCCGCATCAAATTTGCGAACCTTAAAGTAGCGGTCTTTGACTGTGCGGGTGTTCTCAATCACCTCGCCAAGTTGTGCCAAATCGTCAAGAACGGGTTCAATTTCTTCGCGGTCAAACACCCGACCTAGATTAGTCTGCACAATTTCGCGGTCACGATATTCCGCGTAGTAAACATGAGCAATAATAACTACATCTTCTTTGTTCCAGTAATTTTCGTAGATATCGCCTTGACTTAAACTGCTGCCAGACCTGTCGGGCCATCGCTCATTATAAGATTTTCGCGGAATAGCTGATAACAGAAACGCGTAATCAGCATCGCGCATATCCTGCTCAACAGCACCAGTGTCAAACCAGACGCGGTCCCAGCTGTTATAAATACGCTCGTAAATAATGTCCTGATCAAAGCTCCGGTCATTGATTTCACCAGTTTTCAACAGCATGCAATCAAAGCCACCCGTAACCACATTGCGGGCTATTGCATTAAAGATGGCGTCTGCATTGCTGTTTCGCTGTATACCTCTAACAAGCCCTGCAATCCTAGCCGCTTGTTCTTTATCGGTGTCATCGCCAGCAGGATGCACTTGCACGCCAAATTCAGAACGCTCAATCTCACCGGACAGCTGGTCTAAGATCGGCGTGACTTGATCGAACGTATATCGCGGCTTGCCGTTTCTTCGATACTCGTTATATATCCCGTCTTCCCATTGGCCATTCTGCTTAGTCACAAAGATATGAGACTCTTTTACCAGCTCGCGGTTGTCTTGCTCGATTGACTGGCAGTTTTCCAGCAAAGCCACGACTTCTTGATGATTGGTGTAATCAGGCATCAGACCCATCCTTTGAAATTAATCTTAAATCCATCTGCGACTGTCGGTGTGCGAAACAAACTCATCATGATGGAATCAGCCTCGTTCGGACTTGGGATACCCATCCGCTTCATTTCCTCTTTTCGCATAAGTTGCAGTAAGCCGCGACTGTTAGTTTTTTGCGGTATCCTGCATATCTGCGATTTGAGCGACATAATATCATCAATCCCATCGCTATCAAAGGCTATCATATCCGCGGGGTCAATGTACTTGCCACGCTCAACCGCCAAGTATGTGTTTTTCATGCGTCGAGCCAGATCAAAATAATACTGTGCGCGATTGTTATAAAATGTATCTGCATAGGTTTTTGGTTTATAACCAGCCGCACGATCACCGTCATCAGGATCATAACGCTTACCTGCATTATCCTGAGCCGAGCCACTCAGGCCACCCCTGAACATATGCCATTTCGTTCGCGTGCCCGCAAAAGCATCAGATATCTGCCTTTTCAGGCCCGTACCCATGCCATCGGCATCCCAGATAAACCAATCGGCTTGGCACCGGCTGGCAAGGCCCGTTGCCCAGTCGCAAACCTCATCGACCTCGCCTACGCTCTTGGTCCGAACTTGTTTGATAATAGAGCCGTGACGCTCAACAAAAGATGCTGCATCGCCGCCATCGTTGAACGGGTCATGACTCGCAACGATAGCGCCTGTCGGTTTGAATGCTTCCGCAAGTCGATCAATCTTATGCGCATCAACGCACGCATCAAACCATTCAGGCAAAATGATAGATCCATCAACGTGATCATTGTACTGGCCTAGCCACTTGTGATCATACATCGCGCGGCTCATATTCGCTAAGTCGTCGAGACGTTCTTGCTCCAACCCAGAATTAACGAACCAAGATTTAGGTACATCCGTATAATTGATCTGCACAACCATAATTGTGTCATCTTCATAGACCTCACCACGTGACAAAGTCGGCTCTGCACGCTGAAGCCATTTTTGGGCTATCGGATCAGCGCTGCTGCCCCTGTTCATCGTAACCCAAAGTTCTGGCATTTTGACATCTTCGCCCAGCATTTTCAGCTCTACATCCTTGGCGGATAGACGCATAGAGGCGGATAGCATAGACAGGGTTTCTTCGGATAACGTCTCGCCTTCCTCAATCCAAACTTTTTGAACATCAGTCAGCAGCGACTTAAAAGCCGTAGGGTTGGTCCGCAGACCGCGATAAAATGACCTGCCGCCGGACATATGGGTGATGTTTGTTTTTGTCTCTGAAAACCCCGGCATTTGCAGACGGTCGATTTCATCCAGCAAAAGTCTATGTACGCTTTCATCGATACTGTTTTGCAGCTCACGTGTGCAGCAGATCAGATCGCCTTGGGACATGCATGCAGCCATATAATCTGCAACGAAAGTAGATTTAGTGCTACCCCTGCCGCCAACGATGATTTTTATGCGCTTCGGGGTGGTTATCAAAGGGCCGAGTTTTTTAGCACACTTAATCTTCATCAGAATCAACGCCGACGAAGCGAATAGTCTGCACAGTCTCAAAAGGCTTGTTGTCAGCGTTAGCTAAATCAACCTGACTTCTGTCGCTGTATTTTTTGGGAAACAGCTTAGAGGCAAGCCATTTACGGCTGTCCACCCTTAATCGAGAACGGGCTATATGCTCCGCGTTTAAGGCTTTGCCGGTACCACCATTAGGATTCTCACGATCAACCCAGTCATTTGTCCCATTGTCTGCAATATCTAGGATTTCTTCGACCAGAAAATCGGCCTGGGCCTCTTTGGCTCGCACATATTTATCACGAAATCCGACTTCATTCTCATCTTCTGGGTTTTGCTTGCGATTAGCCAGAATCCACTCCCTAACCACCTTGTGGGAGGGGCATTTATCTATCGATTTGCAGATATAAACCAATCCAAATGATGTGGTTGCAATCTTCTCGCATATCCGGTCGGCTAGATCAACTGTATAAACGCTTGGTCTACCAGTCTTTTTTTTGGGTTTGCTGGTCATTTCTTTTTACCTTTGTAGCCATTTGCATAGGCTGCGCGCTGTATAGCCTCAGCCTTTTTTTTGGTGGTGGGTTTTGATTTACCCCAAGTATATTTGCCTGATTTTGTGCGCTTTACCGGCATATTCAATCCTTTGGTGTATAAACCCCGTAAATTTTGACACTCAAGGCCTGATTTTGCAGCCTATAGGTTGTGAGATGGCAGTATACCACGCCACTAGTAGCTGATCAAATTTAGCGTTCTCAAAAAAATCAAAAAAAATCAAAAAAAGTGAAAAAAGGGGTTGATATTGTGCCAATATGCACATATATTAATTTCATGAGGCAAGGAATTGGTTCCGGCCTGGCTTTAGGAGCAAATCAAATGACACAGTTCACCAAAATCAACAATCAGTTTCGCAGCAAAGTTATGAAGGCTGCTGGCACTATGTATGCAAAGTGCAAGCATAAAACCTCAAAAAACTGGGCTTCATCTCTGCGCCGCGCATGGAAATGGGCCAAAGAAAAGTTGATGGCTCCAGCTGTGCAAGGTTTTGCTTATCGCGAGTGGTCGCCACGCGCTGGCTTCGTTCGTTTTTACTTCGACGATAACAGCTATGTGCAGTTAACGGCGCGCGGCCCGCGCGGCTCTTATGAGCGTCATCGTGCTTGCAAAGGTGAAACTTTCTATTGGGTTAAGTCTGAAGGCGATATTGCATCAAAAGTTGTGAAGTTTTTTGAAAATAAATACGCATAAGGACTTGAAATTTCCTAATTTAGGAAATATATTAATATCAGACGGCAAGGAATTGGTTCCGGCCTGGCTTAAGGAGCAAAAAAATGCAAACCACACCTCAAGGCAACAAGTTTCAAGAATGCTGTGTAGTGCAAGGCTGCTACTTTCTTGAAGTGAACGATAAAGTAGTTGGTTATATTGACCAATCACACATAAAAGAATTCACACATTGCGATGAAACCCGCAAGCGGATCGGCGAAAAAGTGGTTGTCGAAGGTAACTACCGCGGACTTCCAGACTTCGTTGATCGCTTAGTCGCTGGCGAGGTTTAATACATAGGGGCTTCGGCCCCTTTTTATTTGGGAGAGCAAAATGGCTAATAGCGCAGAATATGACACACTTAGAATATTTTTAGGCCTATCATATAAAGACGTAGCTTTTATGCACGGTGTTTCTGATCGTGCAATCCGGTATTGGATTAAGTCTGATGAGGTGCCAGCCGATGCAATGGATCAGCTGGTAGATTATAATAACTTTTTGGACGTGGAAGCTGATCTATTGTACCGCGATGCAATCGCGGAGGCGTTGGAATTTGGCGACGATCATGTTGTAAAGCTTGTCAGGTTCAGAAGAAACGCAAGCGCCCTTCAAAACAGCCAAGAAGAGCGTATGCCAGTCGGTGCCTACGCGATTGTGGTGCAGCGAGCATATGAATTGATTCATGATCATGGGATAGCCGCTGAAATCGTCTGGTCTGATGATTAACGGATGCTGATTTTGCCTGCTTAGTACGCTATCAGCGCATAAAGCAGGTAAAATGGTCCGAAAAAGCTATGAAAGACAGCCCAAATCACGCTGTCGTTGTAAATATAGCTTATTGTCCCCGCAAATATCATCCACAGCAAATAGATATTATCATTCATATTTCCCACCTATAATAGTTACGCCGAAGCGCTTCAAATTCTGTGAACTCTGGAATTTATTCCTGCAATTCTGTTTCGTCGTGTGCGATCGTGAAGGTCACTGGATTTCCAGTTTTTGAATGAATAGCAGGTATTTCAATTATTGCCTCAGATGCATCTCTGATTCCATCATTCACATCATCAAGAAGAAGATAATGAACATCTTGAACCTGAATTTCATGGTTGGCTAATTCATTATAACGATCTGCAATAAGTTTTGCCTGTTCTTTTGTATAATTGATCATTTCAAGTCTTCCTTTGTGTTGTCCACTCGGTCAAATCTCGACGTCTAGTTGCGATTAATGTAGTGTTTTAGTGTATATATCTAAACACCTATAATACATTATTTTTACACACGCCGTGCAATCGTCACCGCGCCGCCAAAGCGACCAACGCTTTTGGGCTGCATTGCATGATTAAGCCAAGTCATGATGACGCCTCGCATAACCCATAAGCACTACTGCATGCGGGCGAATCAAACATTGCATCAAGGTCAAATTGCTTACCGCCCCGGCTTGTTCGAGACCATTTAA